TTTTTAAAGGGTTTTAGTATTCTTTCTGTGAAAGTTGCTTTAAATTGTAGACCCCCTAATGTTGAACCATCTACTGATAATTTTACACCTCCTGAAACGGTAAAATCAGATGTGATTGCACTTCCTACTGTCCAATTAGCTGTGTTATCATGAAATATTGTTTGAAATCCATACTCTGATAATAAATCAGGGCTTAAATTTTCTGATTTAAATGATATGTTTTTATAATCTAATGTATTGTTATAATAACTATCATCATATATGCTTTCTCTAGTATAATGTTCTGATTTATTAGGATCGTTTTTACCATATAAATCATAATTAAGATTATATTGTTTAAAACCCTTTATAGGTCCTAAATTAAATATTTTTTCTCTTTCATCTATACTATGGTTAATTAAATTAGTACCTGAAATTATTAAATTTCCTTTACTGTCATCTATTGTGGTTCCGTTACTACTTGAATAAATAAAAGTACCTGGTTTTATTTTATTACCATATAATCTTGAGGGGATTGATATTACATTAATCTTATCATATAATGTCCTATTACCCGCTAAATAATCAGCATCACCTAATCTATTAGCTATATCTAATTTATTGTTTTTATAAAATAAATGATCTAATTGGTAATATTTTACCGTATTTTTAGAATCTGTAGAGCCACTACTAAAAGTGTCTAATATGGATGATGTATATTCAAATCTTTCAACTGTAAATCCTGCTGTTGCCGCTGAGGATGAAATAAATGTAAATTGTTTATTAGCGTTGAAGGGTACTCTAGATACATCATCAGGACTAAGTGATTTGAAAATCGCCATTCAGGTACATTTTAGTAGTCTAATTTAACTCTAACAAGTGCTTCTGTTGTGAAGTCTTTCTTCAATGGTTGGCTTAATTTTGCTACAGCTAATAAGTTATTATCATCATTGTATAAACCTACTGTTGTTACATAAGTTGTAGGTGAATCAACCATTGTTGTATTATTAAGATTTCCATTTGTGTCTATGTAGCTTGGGTTAGAAGAATAGTTATATTCACCATTTTTAACTCTTACAAACATATACTGTGATGATACTCTTTCTTCACTGTCTAACTCAAATGATGCTCCCCGCTGAATAGCACCAACCATTTTTAAATTCATTTTCTCATTTGTATTACCTGTTGGTACTATAAAATGAGTTCCAGTGTCTTCATCTATTAAGGCATCTTCATTAAAAATAATAACACCTGCCTCTGGATAAACAAAACCATAAGATCCTTTATTTGCGTTAGTTGATTGATTAAGATTAGTACCAGTCATTACCCCATCTGTACCTTCTACTAAATTAAATTGTCTTCCTAAATTTGTTACTACAGCAGAACCTGTTAGTGTTATAGAATCATCTGTAAGAGTGTAGGCAGTACTATTACCATCATCTAATTTTAAATTTAAAGAACCTGCTTTTAAACCATGTTTATACCTTGCTCTAGATATATTAACTACATAAATACCACTTGGTTCATGGCCATTAAAAACAAAATTTGAATTTTCATCTCCAAATACTAATTGAGCATATTGTCTGTAAATACATTTAGTTGCTGTGTTTTCTAAAGCTCCTGCTGTGTTTGTAAAATTTGCAGCGCCTAATCCTGTTTTATGACCATAAGAAACTGTAAATTCTGGGTTACCTTCTCCTTGGATTTCGGTACCACCTCCATTAGGAACTGTCTGATTACTAGCAGAAGTATAAACTTCTATAAAAAAGTTACCTTGACTAGTTGCTGTTGTAGATGCTGCTTGTACAGAAGCTGTAAATATTTGAGTTGTTAGTATATTTACATCGTTACTCCAAGTATTACTAACTACTTTGTCTGTACTTACTGCTGTGTCTTCTGGATTTAATCTATTGTATGTTGCCATTTTTTATTATGTTAATGTTACTCCTGTTACTCCTTGAGTGTTTGATGTTGCTATTACTTCTTTAGTTATTTCAACAGGAATTGTTACTCTAGCTCCTGAATCAACACCCTCAATAGTTAAAGTAGTTAATAATTTTGTGTTGGTTCCAAATAATGTTGTACTATTAATTGCTGATAGGGAGAATGAAGTTCCTCTAATAGTTTCGCTTAAAGCTGAATTACTAAATGGTCTTGCTGTTGTTGTAGCTGTAGCTCCTCCTACACCCTCAAATGCTACTAATAATCTTCTGTCTGCAATTGTAGCTAAATAACCTCCTGGTTCTGTTACGTTTGCTAAACCTTGGAAATTTAATGTGTTTGGATTTACTGAAGTTGAAGCACCAAGTGATAATTGAATTTTAGACACATTAGCAGTTACAATAGGCATTTTTGTTGTTCCTCTTGGTAATGTAACTAACTTATGAATCATAATATTATTTTCATCAGGAATTGCTTCTAAAAGAGGCATATTCTCAATTGCTTCTCCAAAAAATTGTGAACCATTAGGATGGTTTTCATTAAATAAAGTATAATCAATTTCATCATCTGCTAATGCAAATTGTGTAATGTTAAAAGAACCGTCTCCTCTTGCAAGTAATTCACGTCCTCTTTTTGTTAAAATTGCATCTACAGTGATGCTTGTATTGTCTAAATATCCCATTGTTGTTGTGTTTTGTTATAAATATAATATGTTTTTAAAAATTTAAAGTTTTCGTAAAGGTAATTTTTCAACTCCTGCTGATGATTTTAATCCTGCTTTGTCTAAGTAAAAAGATAAGTTATCTCTAATGTCTTTATCTATATTGTCTGGTATAATAACAAATCCTTCATCACCCACATCATTTGCTAGTTCTGATGGTTTGTCTATGTCTGCTATAATTGTGTTTGTTTCTTCTAAATATGAAATTTGATAAATGGCACTTCCTTGAGTAGTAGCTCCACTCCAATAATGTTGTAATTCAACTCCTATTATACCATTAATTCCCACTCCTGTATCATTTCCGTCTCCTGTTGTTATTCCACTTGTCATAAGATCATGAGGTCCTTGCATAATAGGTAATAGAAGATAATTAGGTATGTGTGTTGCTCTGTCGACCCCATCTATATAAATACTACCAAAAACTTGAGTACCATTTAGGGTAGAGGATGCATCACTATATTTTTCTAAGTCAATCTCAAATGTGCTTATACTTTTAATTCCCGAATCAGAAGATAATGTGTAATTACCTTGGTTTTGTTTTTGGCCTAAATTTAATGTCCCAAATAATCTATACTGACTTTCAGAAGCAATTGGTATTAACATTGAATTAATAAATGTTCCTAAGTGTGTCATACTACTATTAACAAGAGTACTACTACCTACAGTAAGATCTGTTAGCCCAAATGTTATTTCAGTAGGCCAAATTTGTCTAGTTAATGGGTTGCTTTTTAATGTTAAAGTATCACTATTCATTGTGTTATCATGGTTTCCATAACAAAATACATTTTGTGTGTTGCTAGTATTTTTAAAAGTAGCTGGAGCAGCTTCTAGAACATCAATGTATCCTGCTTGGATTCCTTCTCCGGTTGTTATTCCGTTTCCATCTATTCCTTTATGTTCTATGATTTTCTTTAAGTATCCTTGATTGAATTTAGCTTTGTAAGAGTCTTTTAACTGATGAGTAATTTTATCATCTAATAATTCTATATTAAATCCAGACCCATCTTTAAGATCATTTGCAATGTATCCATTTATACCATCATAATTTTCATTTTTAAGATCAATTGTAGTAATTTTATCCGTGTACTTATCAATTAACATAATTTTTTCTATGTCAAGATATGAATGATTTTTAATAGTAACTAAATCATCATCTTCCCCCTCAGCACCTATTAATGATTTACCAAAGTAAATTGCCGCTGATTTTTGTTCTGCTACTGGATTTAAACCATAAGTTACATCTCCCTCATTATATTCATTAACTTTTGCCCCTGTTAATTTTGATCCATTGTAACGTGGATTATTCCAACCTGCTAAGTCTATTAATCCATCATCAAATTCAACGTCTCTTTGTGGGTTGATTTCTTCTAAAAGTATGTTAGAAATAGTACATGTTGTAGTAGCGGTTGATTGAAAATAAAATCTATTGTATTGGGTTGTAGGTGATGTTAAATTAGGAATTGTATTAGTGTAAGTACCATCTGCTGTAATGGTATTAAAAGTTTTTTGGTTGCCATTAGGACCTAATATTCTTGCTAATATTGATGGAGTTCCTGTTCCTGAAAAATTAGTTACTGTAAAAGTAAGTTTATATTTTGCATTTTTCTTTGGTGTATAATTATTGAAATTAAGGTTTGCTTTTTTACTATTTCCCGCACCTGTAAATACGATAGTATTACTATTAATTGTAATTGTACTATCATCTGGTCTAAATTGTCCTTGTAAATTATTTAAACCAGAATCTACTAATTTAAGTGTTTTATTTTCATTTATTGACTTGCTTTTTATTTTACTAACTTTAGAATTTATAAAATTACCTTTAGGAGTTAAAATGTAAGATCTTAATTTATCTGAACCATCTTGTTCCCATACATTACTGCCTGACAATGCTTTTGCTATATCTATGGATGTATTATAATTTCTATGAGCATTACTTGAAGAAAGCGCTGTGTAAGATATAACTGCTGATCCTAAGGTTCCATCTAATAATGATATATTATTATTTTTATGAAATGATTGTGTTATTTCATTTAAAGTACCTTCGTAAGTTGTATTGCTTACTATTGGGTGATATCTTCTAAATTTAGGTCTTTCTAAAAAATGGGGTTCAATTAGTACTCCTGTTTTATCTATTGACTTTTGGGGTGTAAATTTCTTAATTAAATCAAATAAAGTATGGTCTAGGAAAGAAACCCATCTTGTAAAGTCAAATATATTATATCTGTCTTTTCCTTTTTTTAATTTTTTAAAATATTGGTCAACTAAAGGTTTAAAATCTTCATATGTTTCTGATGTTTCTTCTCTAGGATCTCCTAAAAATTCATCTAAACTAAATGTACCTAAAGTATAAATTATATCTTCATTTATTTCATTTTGAGGTGATAAAAATACACCAACATTACTAAAATCAGGAACTTGTCTTTCTGATGAAGGTAATCTTGATAAAATGTCGGGTGATAAAATATCATCATCCGTGGTTCCTCTATCTATTCTTATTTTATTATTTACAGGTGATTTTCCTATTGTGTTAGGCGTAGGTAAATGATGTTCTTCAACTATTTCTTCTACATCTTCATCATCAAAATATGTAAATCCATCTAAGTAATCTATGTCTGTGTTGGGGTGGTGTGATTGTAATAAAGGTATACCTGCAACAGTGAATGGAGGGGTTAATCCTGTGTTCATTACTGCACCACCTTGAATAACGGTATTATTAGATGCATTAGTGTTTGGTGGATTTATAACTGTTCCCCCCACTTGTGATGTTGTGGCCTGAGATAAATCTAACTCAAAAGATAAAGGATATCTTACAATTAAATGATCAAATGATGATGATATGGTATTACCCCCATACATTAAAGGTTCTAAAGCATGTTTTTGTAAAGTATTATGGTTTAATAATTCACCAAAATAATATCTTACTTCTGACATAGAACCTTTAAAACTTAAATCAAATACACTTCTATCATCTCTTAAATTAAAACCATTTAAATTAGAGATACCATCATCATTGTTTGTATAAAAAGAACTTGTAATTATGCCTCCTTTACTGTAATCTATTATTCCTCCTAAAAAAGCATTACTAGGAGCTCCTAATTCTTCTATTCTTACATTTCTAATTTCTGCTGTGTCATTTATTGCTGCACTAGCTAAGAAAAATTCAAGAAATAAATCTCCATCATTATTAGTTAGATTAGTATCTATTCTTTTATTAGTGTGATTTATATATGTTGCTTCAAAGGTAGTTTGATAATATGTGTAACTAGAATCAGTAATAGCTGGACCATTATTGATTGCATTAAAAGGATCTAATTGTTGATTTGAAATATTTTCTGTTCCAACATGGGCTCTTAAATTAAAATCTGTTGTTGTAGCTTCAAAACTTAATCTGTATTTGTGTCCTAATTTTAACTTATTAGATATATTTTGTTTTATTTTAATTTCATTAGTATCTGTAGGAGTTGAAGTAATTTCTACTTTAATACCATTACTTACAGATGAAAAAGTAGCATGATCATTAGTTCCTCCACTAAAATTACTTGGGGTAGAAGATAAATTACTCCAATCACTTCCTACTGTTATGCTTGTATTTCCAGCTGTTCCTCCTGTGTTTTGAGTAAAAGTTACAGTGTCTTCAGAAGCATTAGTTGTTGATGTCACAATATTAATTCTACCAGCGTGACCTGTAATTGCCCCTTCTACAGCTGCTTTAAATGATAAAGTATTTTCTTCTATAGTTCCATCTGAGTGGAAGGCAGTATTACCATTTCCTAATAAGGATCCATTTAGGGCTGTATTACTAGCTATTCCTTCATATTTTTTTGAAGTACCATCTGTAGATATAAGTGTTATTGTAACATTAACTCCTGTTTGACCCGAACCTTGATCTGTTATAAATATGCATGATGTAGATGCTTGAAATCCATCACCATTATCTTGTAATATCCAATTATCAACAGTTTGAGCACTAGCATTAAAATTAGTAAAGGTTCCGTTTAGTATTAAACTTCCTGTGTCTGAATAATAACGACTACCAAATGATTCAGCATTAGTGATTTCATCTATAGTTACTGAAGAAGTATAATGTAATACATTTCTTAAATAATTTGATTGATAGGCCCCTAAATGTATAGTTGAATCACTACCTGAAATTCCATCTGTTCCTAAAGATATATTCCAGAAATCCCCATTAAATATAGGGAAATATTCTGAATCATGAAGTATTTCTTTTACGGATATATTATCCATTACTCCTGCTACTCCATCTCCTGCGAATATATTTATATTATCTCCATTAGAAGTAAAATTATGAGAAATTATACCATTACCTATTAATGTACCTTTTCCAACCGTATTATCTACACCCCCTGAGCTCCCAAATCCAATTGCATTTGTTCCTGAAGTATCTGAATATTCTAATATAGTAGCAGATACATTATATCTTTTTCCTGCTACCATTGTGCTCGTAGGAACAATAGGACTAACAAAATCTGTACCTGCGTCTGATTCAAAAGTTACTCTATTTTTATTATTAACAGTTGCTCCTGTTCCAACAGTTACATTTATTGTGTCTGCTAACTCAATAGGACTTGTTAATTGATGTCCTGAAGAAGTAAGTATGCTTGAAGTAAAATGGAGTAAATCTAACTTACCATATTGTGTTTTATCATCTATAGCAAAGAAATCACTACTACCCGTATAGGGATGTACAATTAAATGTAAATCTGAACTAGACAAACTTTGTGTTGTATGGTTTGTTAATGAAAATAAATGATAAGCATCTGATCCTGATCTTGTGGGTTTAATTCTAAATTCAACTGTTTTAGCCGATGCTGAAGGTTTTAATATCATAGCATCTGTGTTTGAACTTGTCCATGATGTTTGAATAAACGTTCCCTTTTTATCTTTATCAAAAGAGTTACCACTTAATACTTGAGTAAATTTATTGTAAGTATATAATTTAAATTCATCTCTATTAGGATCTGAACTACCAAATTCTTTAATGTCTAATACTGTGTCTGGAACACCATAACAATTAATTAATGCTCTTAAACCTCTTTCTGTTCCTTTGGTTTTTAAAAGATAAGGTGCATTATGGTATAAACGTTTCCATACTTCTTTTGTTATATCTTGTTTTGCAAAAACTTCATTAGAACCTGTTATAACAGTTGAAGTATCATTAGTTACCGTTGATTGACCGAAAATATAATTTATTAAATCTTCATTTTCAAATTGATCGTAAGCTTCTATTCCTAAATTTTGTAGCATATAATATACTAAATTTTTAGAAACACCTAATTTGTGGCTATTGTCTGTTGTTTGTGTTATTTCTTTTACATGTGTCCAAATAGGATCAAAATGTTCTCCTATCATATCACAAAATAACTCAAATGGTTGATTTTCTTCTCTATCCCCTATAAAAGTAGGGACTAATTTCATTAATCTGTTTGGGTTTTGTTTATCAAAAATTGAAGCTGATGATAACTGTCCTGAACCCTCAGTGATAGAATTATCTGTGCTACCTAACCAAGCTAATGCTTCTGATGAAGTTGTATGTGATTGTATGTAAGGTTCTTTTTGTGGGTGGCCTATAAGATGAATTTCTTCATATCTTTCACCATCTTTAGGCCATGAATACGCACCAGATTCAAAATATAAATATTGTTCATATCCACTAAAACCTTGAATTAAGTTTTCTTTTTTAAGTGAAATAGAAGAAGAAGAGTCTAGTATTATAGTATTTAAAGATGATCCTGATATTGCATTTAATTCATGTATTTGTTTATCATATACTTCTATTAATTTTAATTTATATTCAAAGTTTTTTAGTAATTCAGTTGCACTACCAAAGTGTACAAAATTTTCAAAATGGGTAGGAGTTACTGTTTCAAAATCTAAGGAGGATGTGTCTGTAGGTCTTACATATCCGTAATCTATTTCGGGTACTTCATATCCATCTAATTTACTTAATAATTTTTGATAAGATGAAGTTGTTGAAGTATTTAATATGTCATCATATGATCTAAAAGCTGTGGGTACTGAACTATTTAATCTAGTATCTATTTTAAAATTAGGACCCTTTAAAGGTACTGTTGTATCTACAATGGGTAATAGACCTAAATCATAAGTTAAAATAATAGGATCTACTATATTTTCTACTATAGATACTTTATCTCCTATTTCTAAATTTTCTAAAAGAGGTTCTAGTAATTTTATTTGTAAAGTAGTATCATTAGGATTTGACGTATCTAATGCAATATTTACTGCTGTTATATTTCTATCTTTCCCAAAATTTAATATAAAATCTCTAAAGTAAGTTGAGTTTTGAACTGCTTGTATAAAATTTCTTGAATTATTGGCTAAATTAATATTATTTGAAGATAGAACAGTTGTTAATTTTACTTCTGTTTTTGTAGAGGATACTTCTTTTATTTTAAAAGCAGGAGCAATAGTATTAAATATTTTCCTTTTTTGTATATTTACTTTTATATTATAAGTACCTGTTGTGTATCCTAATTCATTTAGTATTCCTAAAGGGTCTAGGTTTAAATCTTGTATTAAACCTTTGGTATTTTGTTCTGACTTATATCCTTTAAAATTTTCAACAGTATCTAAAAGATTATCATTAAGGTCATATATGTGAATATTAATATAGTCTTCTGGTCTACCAAAATTTCTGTCTACTAATGTAGAACCTAAATCCTTAATATTCTTTAAGTTTAATGTGGGAGAAGTATTTTGTGAAACAATGTTAGCCATATCTTTATCTTTATAGAGCGTTTAATCTTCTATCTTTTTCTACGTTTTCTAATTTTAATGTTTCGTTTTCTGATTCTAATTTTGAAATTTTATCTCTTAAATCCTTAATTATTCTATTAGTTCTGTCTAATTGTGCGTTTATTTGTTGTCCATTTATATATCTGTTGCTTCTTCTAGATAAGGTTGCATGAGAATTTATTCCTGATTTAGGTATTTCTAAAAATAAATTATCATAAATTTCAAAAAAATTAACTATTGAAGTTCCTTCTACTTTTCTTCCTAATTCTTTAAAAGATCTATCTATTAATTTATCAGATTCTTGAGTAGTATATATTTTTTTATTTAATTTCATTATCTTACTATTTTAAAAGAATAATCTTCATCATATATTTGAATACCATCTTTATTGTCAGATCTAAGCATTAATTTATAATAACGTTCTGGTTGAAATCCTTCCATATATAAATCAAAGTACATACCCTCACTGTCTGCACTTAGTTTAGTGTAACTAGTGTCAAAAGGTATTATTACTTCATTTGTTTCTGCATCACGTACACTATAATAGCTAGTAGCTGGTAAATATTGTATGTCTAAATAATTTGATTCTGTTGTAAATGTTCTGTCTGGGTATCTTTTTCTTGTAGTTACTCTAAAACGGTGTTTTGATTTTCTTTGAAACTCTTGTTTACTATTATAAAGTGATAAAAATATATCTCCAGTTTGTAATGTTGTAGCTCCAACTGTTGGAGTATATTTTGAATCGTCCCACTTAAAAGTTAATTTAGGAGGATAAATTGTATGTGTGTCTGATGAAAAGTATTGTAACTCACCAAAACCAAAACCGTCTTCTTCTACTGATCTTAATTTTTTAATTATAAATCCATGGTTAGGAATTCCTGTTGGGTAAAGTGCATCTTGATAAAAACTTGCAGAAAATTTCTGAACCATAGTAGTTACATCTAAAGATAAATCTAAATCATCTTCAGCTAAAAATGTTGTTTCTGATCTAAAATTATTACCTATATGCCATATTCCTCCACCTGCTTGATTACTATATGATCCTGAGGCTAAGGCAAATGTTGAATCAAATTCAGCGTTTGAACTAGTCCAAGCAGAACCTGTACTTCTATTTCTATGTATCCATGTTGCTCCATTTGCTGCTTGAAAGCTTCCTGTTGTTGTAGTAGGAGGGTTAGCATCATATCTTTGTGTTCCTTCCTCCCATGATTGACTTAAAGGAAACGCTATTATAGTATGATCTGAAGTTAAACTTTTATTTTCTCCTGCGAATAAATCTAAAGATACTTCACATGTGTTAGGTGTTACTTCTTTAGCTACTCCTGTTAGTTTATTTTGTATGACATCTCTTATGTCTGTGTTTTTAAATTTGATTAAAATTCTTGAAGTATAATAAATTTCACCTGTTGTTGCCTTTTCTTCAACTAATTCTAATATTTCATCTTTACCCGTATTCATATGAATACGGTCTGGATGACTATATAGTGTTGTGTCTTTTTCGGGGAATATAGAATAATATGCCATTTTAGTATTGTTTTATTTTACCTTTAATATCTGTGTCTGGGTATTTTACTTCAAATAAACTTGGATCTAATGATGGATATATTATACCATCTTTAGTTGCTGTTTCAAAATCATATTTAAATTGAGAATATCCTGATTCTATACCTGCTAAATTATTAAAAGTAACACTTATAACAGATTGTACCCCTTTTATATTACCTATTAAATTATAAACTTCTGATTCTATTATAGGTTGATTTATTTGCCATTTATCTATATTAAAATAATCTTTTAAATCATTTATACAATCTAATAGTACTTGTTGATTATTATTATTTCTAAAAGTTGAAATTTCAAAATTAATACCAAAATTAATTACAAAAGCATCTATTAAATTAATAGAATCTGTTAGGGGTTTATAGTAATTTAAATATGTTGCTAAATTTGTTTTAGTAGCATCATTACATGTTGTAAGTTTTTTATTATTATCATAACCTAGTAAATATAAATTTGAAGAAATTTGAGAAGATTCTACATTTGGGTTTTCTTTTTCTATTTCTGATGATTTTACTATATATGTTTTAGCTATACTACCATAAATAGGAGGCATAGATAAAGTTCTAATTAAATAATCTTCTTTAGTTATTACTCTTTGTTGTGTAGCAAAACTTGCTGCTGTTTTTTGTTTTATTTCTTCTATTGTGTCTGCACCTCCCCCTCCGGTAGCTGCTGTAGGATTAGAACATGCTAAGGATTCTCTACAAAAAGATACAATAGGACCACTTAAATTAGGTTTTATATTAGTTGTTATGGAATTTAATTTATTTATAGTATTTTGAGGTACATTTGATTTAATTCCTCCTCCCCTTAAGTAAGTAACAGTTAATGTTGTGTTTGAAGGTGCTTTTCCATATGTTTGAGAATGTAAAAAATTAGAAGGATCAATAGATTGATCTAATTTACTTCTTCCATCTCTACCTCCCAAACCAATATTATCAGGTACTGGAAGTATTTCTTCGTCTGTTCTATTTGAATCACCTGCTCCAAATTGAAGTTCTAGTATACCATCTGATGTGAATCTAGAGACAAATCTTCTTGGTACTCTTTTTAATTTTAAGAGATAGGGAGTTTCTGTTTGGAATTCATATAGGGATGTTGTATTTCCTTGGACATTATTTATATTTTCAAATACTGTGTCTTGAGCTAAATAAGGTACTTCTGTGTATTCATTTCCATTTGAATCCACAATAGATTCTATGTTTATTATTTCTTCATCTATTAAATCTAATATTAAAAACCTTTCAATATTTCCTATTTGAAAGTCTTTACTAACTCTTTCAGCTGAAATTACTGGTGTTGATTTTTTTAATAAATAATATTCTGGATTATTAAATGAATCTACTGAATATACTGAAACTTCTGTTGGGTCAAAAGAAGATGAAAAATCAAAAACTACTGGATTTTGAAGTATAAAATTAATATTATTAGTTGAAGTAAAAGATGTGGGTTGGTTTATAGTTAAAGCATAATTAAAATCAGGAGAAAAATCATCTGCTGTTGAAGCAGGTACTAATTGAAATATATCTAGATTTGTTGTAGCAACTGATGTTACTTTAGGTTTATATCCTAATGTATAGGCTAAATGAAATAAATTTGTTCTTTCTTGAGCTGTGTCTAAAAATATTTCTTGTAGTTGAGTATCAGTATAATATGATAAAACATCCCCCACATAAGCTGCCATTTCCATAAACATTAATCCTGGAGATCCTTCTGTAAAATCATTAAAGGTATTTGGATAATAAGTTTTTGTAAATTCTATAAGATCAGATCTAAAAGAATTAAAATCTTTATTTAGATATTTAATATCTTTTATTGGTGTTTTATTTGATATTTTATTATAAGCCATATTATTTTATTTTAATACCCACCTCCCCCTGAAGAAGCTCCACCTCCTGAAGAAGCCCCTACACTTGGAGAAGATGCTCCTGAATTGTTAATACTACTATCTTGTGAAAAATTAATTTGTATAGTGTCTGATTCTTGATTAGCTAATACTCTATAAGATATTGCTATTTTTATTTCATGACTGTCTGGTTCCTTAATAAGGTCAACACTTACTAATTCTATACCTGTTATGTTTTGGTTTATTTGGTTATTAATTCTTTCTTCTAAATTAGATAAATCATTTGAATTTTCGAATAAATAATTTCTTAATCCTACTCCAAAATTAGGCTTAAATACTCTTTCTCCTGGTTCTGTAAGTAATACATTTAATAAATTACTTTTTATTTGTTCTGCTGTTGTGTAAGATGAATTAAAAACAGCTTCACCATCAAAAGGAAATATTACTCCTATAGCTTTATTTCTTTTTTCTGTTGGATTAATTTGAATGTATTCTCTTACGTTTGCCATTTATTAGTTTCCTTTTTTCTTAGCTATTGCTTTCATTAAACCACTATAATCTCTTGTTACGGCTTTTGCTACTGGTTCTGGCATACCTACTGCATCCATAGGTAAAGATCCTCCTGTTGCAAAAGGATTAGCTAAACTTACAGGTGATTGAGCTGTTTGTGTATTTGTATTACCTTGTGCTGTTTCATTTAGTAAATCATTTAATGCACTATTAGATGTATAATTTTGAGATTTATGCTGTTTTATAGGTTGTGTGCCCATAATTTTTTCTTTTAAAGAATGTTTAGTAGCTTCTGGTATTTCAACCTTTTTTTCCGTGTGTTCTACTATTGTTGGTTTTAATTCATCACGTAAGTCTTCCTTAAGTGATTTAATTTCTCTACGTAACGAATAATCGATTTCTTCTCTAACTACTTTTCTAATTAGATTTTCAAAAGTTTTTGCTTTCATTTTTAATTGTGTTTGTTAATAAATATAAGTAGGTTAAGCTTTATAACGCTTATATCCTATCATTTCAAAATCTAAATCATATAATTTTTCAATATATTCAATTTGTTGTGTTTCTACAAATTCATTTAATAAATCATCATATATTTGATCTAAATCTTCTGAATATTGGTTTACATCTAGGGGTTCATCTCCTAATAAAGGTAGAGTTCCATTATTATATAATTCATTTGTAAGTTGAGGATGTATACCTTCTAAATCTCCTAATAAAGGATGATTATTAAAATCTTTTCCTGATGATAGGTCTAAATCTCCAGGAGCTAAAGGATCTCCTATTTGATAAGATCCAAACATTATAGGATTAAATAAATCTACTTCTATAAAATTTGTGTTTGTTGTGTCAAAAAGTGTAGGTGATAAAGGAGTTGTTAATGTTGAAAAATCTTCATTTGTTAACCCTGGATATCCTATTTCATTTAAAAAATCTTCAGGTGAATTAGCTGAGGAATTTTCATTATTTATATTACTACTTTTTTTAAATAATAATAACATCAATAATTCCATTAATTGTTTTAAAAACATAATAAACGCAATAACTGATAATAAAGCTCCTACTACCTTTAAAATTATTGAAAGTAAACTTCCAAGACTACCTAATACATCTGTAAGTAGTTTTCCTACATTTTTAAGTGTTTGTTCTGCATTTGCTTTAAAACCTTCTACTTTTTCTCTTAATTCTTTTGCTTTTCTTGTTGTTTTACTATTATGTTTACTACCAGCTTCAGGTCCTCCAGATCTAGGTTTAGATTTAAAAGTATCTGCTGTTGATTCTACTTGTTTAGTTTCTGTTTCTTGTTTTTTTTCTTCTTTTTCTATTTTGTCTTTTTGTCCTATAGATTCTGTTTGTTTTTTTAGTACTTCTTTAGCTTCTTCTTTAATTTTATCTATTTGTTCTTTTACACCTGCCATTCTTTCATCTACAGTTCCTAATTGAGCTTTAAAATATTTATAAGCTGCTATTTTTTGTATGATAGGGCTATTTATTCCCCCTATAGCTTGTGTTACTGCCCCTGAAATTGTACTTTGAGCCATGTTTTGAACTCCCCCTATTATATTATTTACTTTACTTGTTACAGAGGATTGTAATTTATTTGAAATTTCTGATTTTACTTCATTTGCTTTTTGTCTGGCTTCTCTTTTTCTTTTTAATTCTGCTATTTTCTTTTTAGGTACTCCTTCTTCTATTAGTTTTGCTTCATCTATTTCAGCTTCAACTTTAGGTTCTGAAGGGGTAAAATCTATTGTTTTTAATTTAGGAGTAGGAATAGGTATATTTTTAACTAAATCATTTAAAGGATTAAATTCTGCTAAGTATCTTTCTGGAACTCCTGTGTCAGGAGATAAAGCTGACTTTATACTTTTAAGATTGGGTGCTATTCCTTTTAATTTAGATAAAGATATATTTTCTGGAATTTGACCCCCAGGCATATTATTCATTACCCCATTCATTTTATCCTTAATTTGGTTTGTTATTTCTGATTGTCCTTTAAATAAATTGCTCATTTTATTTTTTTATAAATACGTGATTACTTTTAATTTCTCTTAACATAGATCTTAATTCACCTATACTATTTGGAAGTGGTTCTCCTTCCCCGTCCCAATCTTCACTCATAGAATCAAATGTAGTACCTATAGGAGAAGTAGTTCCTCCTCTATCTCCTATATGAACATTAGATGTACTTAATTTTTGTAATAAATCTAAAAGTAAATTTAATAATTTATCCATTAATGCTTGATTTTTTAAGCCTAATACTGCTGGTTCTGTTGGGTAGTTTTTTGGTCTACCTTCAGCTGTGTCCATACCTACAAAAATATTAGGAGCATTTATCATTATATAATTTTTAGTGTTTTTAGTATCGTCAGCTAATTCTCCTCCTTGTGGGTATAATGTGTTTAAATGAATACTACCATTTGTACTTAAAGAAAGAAAATTATGTGAAAACATATGTATGTCTCCTCCTTCATAAGTTTGAGCTGATCCTTGTGCTTCTTGTCCACTAAATTGTAATCTAGCATTAAAAATTAATCTGTCTGCGTTTATTATTACTTGTTTACCCTGATAATCATTAGGATAAATGGGTGTTAATATGGGATTTATACCACTGTCTTGAATTCTACTAAATTCATCTGTGATGTTTTTTATATTTTCTATTTCTCCTGGTAATCTTGCCATTATAATTTTATATTAAACTCCATTTTCCTGGATTTTTATCATTTAATTGTTTAAGTACTTGTTGGGCAGCTAAATTATAATCACTTGGGACGGCTCCAAATCCTGGTACAGTTACCCAACTTCCACTATATTTATAACGTTTATTAACATCAGGATTAGGTTTTTGAGGGATAGAATCATTTGAATCTGCTTTAAATAAATAAATTCCTTTATTAGGACTACTACTAAATCTTGATTCATATGATCCATATAATCCGAAATCTTCATGAATATAAGCTGCAGATAATAATTTATATCTAGATGATGATATAGTGTCTAGTTGTTTCCAACTACTACACTTAAAAGGAGTATCAGAAATTGCTTTTACTACAGCATTCCATTTACTACATTGATTAGCTTGATGAAAACTACAATTACCACAATTAATCATTCCTTCAGTATTAACTCTATATAAGGGGGATATTGATGCTAATCTATATGATGAAGGTAAATTAGGGTCTATATATTCTGCTTCTTCTGATTCATTATCTTTTTGATATTGTTGTGATTCTTCTGTGTTTTCTTCATTTAATCCTGCTTCTTTTTCTGAAATTGATTCTTCAACAGTTACTTCAGGTAATACACATGCTTGTAATTCTTCATCATATACTTGTCCTGGTGGGCATCTATCATCATTTGGTGGTGTTTCTACTGTTGATTTATTTGATTCTTCAGTTGTTTCATCTGTTGTTTCATTTGTTGTTTCTTCATCGTCTGATTGTAAAAAATCAACAGGTGAATCTAAAAACTTTTTTGCTTCCTGGTTAGGATCTTGAGGTATGTCAGCATTTAAACCAAAAGAATACCAACAATCAGGTGCTGCTATTACTAAACTATCTAATTTTTGGTTTGAAGTTAAATAAATAGATGATGCATCTAGGTTAATATCTTCAACTGTAGGTACCCAACCCATTTCATCTAATCCTTCTGCTTGACCATTTCTAATAATAGTAATAGGATCTCCTATGTCTCCCTTAGCTCCTGCAGACCAATTATTTGATTGAGAAATGGGGATTGATTTATCTCTAGCTGTTGCCCCAAATCTAAGTGAATTACCAAATCTACCTTCTACTATATGATCTCCTTCATACGGTCTTAAAGGTTTAATATTTAATTGTTCATTAAAATATTCTCCTAAAGGAACTTCATAATCTAATTCACCATCTGTTGTTCTTCTTAATAAACCTGCTTGAGCGTAATTTTCATTTTTTCTTATTTCTCCTAATTTATCATTTTCATTATAATTTTCTAAAGCAGGTAACGTATTATGGTGTGGGTGATTCCATAAATTTATAGGGGGAAAATAATAATGCTGTTCTGCAGAATCCGCAGATGGGCTTTCAAGATAATCTTTACCTGTAAGAGTTATAATTGGGACTATTTCATTAATTAAAGGATAATATTTTAAAAAAGGAAATAAAGGTTTAGCTACACCATCCCAATGAGGTATTTCTACTTTTTCATTATTACTTGTTTTTTCTTTAGATACGTTTTTTTGTTTTATTTTAGTGAAATAAATTAACCCTACAGCATCATAACCTCCCCATTCTGCTGCTTCTTGTGTAGATCCATCTAATATGATTCTTTTAACTTTACCAGGAACTATATTACGACTAGTTCCCTTATAAAAACTATTATTATTTCTACTATTATTAGTTATTGTTGCCATCTTCTTCGGGAGCTTCTATTTGTTTAGGTTTTTCAACTGTTTTAGCTATTTCTTCAGCTACATCCATTAGTTGGTCCATTTCTTCGTTTGTTAATAAACCACCATCTCCTGTTGAAGAAGCACCTGTAGATAAACGTTGAACAATAGCTGCCATCTTAATTAGTTGGTCGTCATTTTTAACGCTTATTTCCATATATTCTTTTATTAGTGGGACTACAACAGTAGCATCACCTAAAGATTGAACCAAAGGTCGTAACTCAGCAATTAAAGAAGCAAGTTGTTTTGCTTTTTTCTTTTGATTACCATGAATTTCTTTTAGTAAGTCCCCAAAAGATTTATCATCGAATAATACTTGATTTAATGAATCCATATTGTTTTGTTATAAATATGGAATTTTTTAGACTTTTACATACCCCGTATCTATATATTCTATATATAGTTTTTTATACTGTTTTTTAAGTATTTTAGTTACTTTAGTAATTGTAGGGGTTTCTACATCTGTTATTTCTCTTATGTAAATATAAAGTGCTTTTTTATTAAAAATTTCTAAATTTTCTCTACGTTTAAAAAGTATGTTAATTGCATCAGCTACTTTTCTATCTTTAGTTTTTTTAAACATAGTAAACATATGTTTATCAATATATTCAGTAAAATAATCTATAAAATCTTTAATATCTTGTTTACGATCATCTCTACCTAATTGATGTAAAACACCTTCATCTTCATCTGCTTTTAAAACATCTACTTTTGATTTTTTCTTTTTATAATTGTTATTATTATAAAGTATAAGATAATTTTTTCCTACAATTGAAAAATAACTAAACGCTTTAGTACCTTTTTCTGGTTTAAAATAATCTAATTTTTCTAGAAGAAAACAAATTACTTCATGTTTTAAATCTTCTAAATCATCTACTTCTGTATAGTAAAATTTAAATGTATGAATAAGATTTTCAGCTAATTTATAGAAAGGATAATGTATTCTTTGAGCAAATATATTATCTCTATCATCTTGATTTGATGTAGCTAAATATTCTTTTATAGCTGCGTCTGTATCAGGAGTAAAATATTGTTTTTTTGTTCTTTTTCTTCCTCTTTTTTTAGGACCTGGTTCAAGAGATTCAACTACTACTGGTTCTGGGGGAGGACTAGGGGCATACTTAAGTTTGTTTGACATGTGGTTTTTACTAATTTTTATTTAAGGGTAAACTCGTTTAGAGCTTCTTGAAT